ATTTTCCAAACGCTCTTGAAACCCTCTACCATAATCAATGGAAATTCCTCACCATAAATTTTAGCATTGTAAAGATTATAAAGAGTATTATCTTTATCAAAATCAAATGTGCTTATGTATTTGTTATCATAAGCTGCTTCATGTCTTATGTCTCTCAAACTATATCCTGCTAGCTCTCCATCAGCATCTCTTATTGGTATTATATCACGAATAATACCATTCTTATCTGTATATCCACCGGCGACTTCGAAATAATCAAGAGTTTCATTAGAAAAACCACATTCTACAAAATGGTTTGACCTAAAAGGTTTGAATTGTAGTAACGCCTCCTCATTAACAATCGAATCACTTGGTTGAAACTTTTTATATCTGTGTATAAATTCCTCTTTTTCTCTTCTCATTTCGTATTGTAATGATTTGAATGACAAATCACCAATATCACCAACCAAATCTTTTAAATAATTCACAGCTGTCATAAAATCGCAATTAAGAACAGCCTGGATTAAACCTATAATATCATATCCATGTATCTCGTGACAACGTCTAGTGAAACAAACCCACGTTCTAGTTAATTTATTAAAACGAAAAGCTGTTCTGTTATCTCCACCATGAATAATACAAGCACCACGTATTTCTTTTGCTGTTTCTCTATCAATTTTAAATCCCAATGATTCCACAAGGTATCTAGGGTTAACTACATTTTTTAAATGTTTTAAATTAACTCTAAATTCATCTTTATAACTCTTCATCATCATAATAAGCACTGCCCTCATTTATCACGTTATCAAACCGTGGATTTGCTTGTTTATTAATTGCCACTTCTTTTATGTGTAAAGTTTGTTTGAAAAAATGATAACCTATTCCCGCTTCATTTGTCTTACCACCTCTACGAGTATCTTTAATTATCAACTTATGTGAACCTGCTTCCCATCCAGTTTCTTCTATTTCACTTTTCTCTCTACCCATCCAATGCATAATGATGTCACCATATCTTGCAATACGATCACTGTCAGCTATATCCATGTCTCTATTTAACTGAACTGCTGTTATAGCAGGAATATTCAATTCACCAGCCAAATTCTTTAATGCTGTAGTAACATCACCTAAAACCTGATATTCTTTCCGCTGTCTCTCTAATGAACTAGCATCAGGTTCTTTAAGATAATCAAATACAATCAAACCTAAATTATGTTTTATACTATATTTTTTATAAAGAGCTATTATTTTATCAACACTGTATCCTGGAATATATTCATGGAATAATCTTTTACTATCCATTATTTTTACACATTTATCCATAATTTTATTATAATCTTCATCTGAATATCCACCATGAATTACATCACGTTCCTTAACACCACTGAGTGCTGCTATAGCTCTATTACGCCATTGAAAAAAGGACATTTCTGTATCTATATATAAAACTGTAGTAGGCTCTGATTTAAACGCTACATTCAACGATAAATTAGTAAGAAAAGTACTTTTACCTTCTTTTAACCTAGCAGCTATAACATGTAAAGTACCAGGCACAAGACCGTCTATTTGATTATTAAGAATTGGAAAGCCTGTGGATATACCACTCATTTCTATATTTAGTACTAGCCTCAAGTACAGTATTTAAATAAATGTCAAAATTAACATCTGACACAGTCATGTTGTTAATGCTCACAATGTAATCAGGCCCACCAACAGCAGATAAACAACCATCATTCCTAGCTATATCAACTACCATTGATACGTCAAACTTCTCTACACCTTTATTTAATAAAGATTTTAACAAAACAAAAAGTGTAGCGTGTTCAGAATATAAAAAATCGCGTTCACTCATTTTTGATATAAGTGTATAAAAATTATCTATACTTCTAAAAGAATATGCAAGCAAAGCCCTTTCATCTTCAGCCCTGCAAAATATTTGCTTTAACTCTAATTCCTTCATTTTCTCTCCTGTCTAGTCTGATACAATTCATTATCTCTTCGGGTTAATTCTCTTTTAAAAACAGCTATAAGTTCACTAATACCTTTATCTAATCCCTCTAAAAGCATAAGCTCATCATCTAATGGTTCTATTTCTTTTTTAAGTCTAATTAATTCCTCTACAGTAGCCATGAGATAAGCAACAACATTTGTCTTTGTTCCATATTTTTTAATCAACTCTGGTGATAAAAGATTGGCTATGATAGCATCTATCTTTCTTTTTCGCCTAATAATTTCAACTTTAGTTTTATTCATTTGATATTTCATATAAATGAGATACTGACCCAAAGCCGAACAAAATTTACTTATTTCAACACCATTAGTGGCTTCTAATTGATGAACATCAAACGCTAATACTTTCTCAACAAACGTTTTATTAGGATTTACATTATCAAAAATATTCTTGTCCATTATCACTTCGAAATTATTTTTACCTATCATGACGCTTCCTCATCATCAGATCTTTCTTCAAATACCGCGTGTTGACCTGTACATAGATAATCATGAAAAATTACTTCTCCAGTCTTAGGATCAACGGCTTTAACAAATTCTGATTTCATACCTAACTGTTTACATTGGAAACTTAAATCACAATATTTTTTATCACCTACTATAGTCCCATCTTTCATAGGAACAAAATCAGAACAATCTTTATCTAATATATCTCTTTTCTTATATTTTCCAGGTATTATTATATCTGCCATACTGTCTCCTATACATAATTCTTATCAGATTTAAACGCTTTGTTTATACGATTTAAAACAAACCTTTTATTTATTTTTTCATCGTAATTAAATCTGACCAAACAAAACCTTTCATGCTTTTCAATATATTCCAACTTTAAATTATCCCTTTCTTTCTGTTTTCTAAAACCTTCTATAGAACCATGGAAATGTTTGACAAATTCAAAATGCTGTTGACCTTGTATCTCTAGATACAAACCTAAGTCTTTCACAAAAAAATCAAAGAATAATTTTTGTCCTTTATATCTGACGTATTGCTCAGATAAAATAATATTATGAGGAAACAAAACTTTTAATATCTCAAACAATTCATTAGATTGTTTGCTCATCGTAAAATTTCCTTAGTCCTAATAAATTTATTACATCTTCTCTAAGCTTTTCATACAATTCAACATCTTCCTTTAGTTTATCTTTGGCATTCCATTCACCTTGAGCAAAATTATCACCATTATATTTATACCACGCACCATTCTTTTCTATAAGACCTAATTGTTCAGATAAAGTTAATACTTCCCAATGTATATCATAACCTATACCATATATAAGAGGTACTTTAGCATCTCTAAATGGAGCTGCTAATTTATTCTTTCTAATATGAAAACTTGTTTCATGACCAACAGTTTCATCTGTAATAGGATCATCAAGTCTAGAACCTTTAGCCTCCCCACCTTTAACAGCTATCCTTCCTGTAGAATAAAAATCTAAAGCCATACCACCAGAGGTTGTCATAGGATCACCATAAGCAGTAATTTTTGATCTGATTTGATTAACAAAAATCAACATTGTTTCTGTTTGGCTAGCAACTGGTGCTAACTTTCTTAATGCTTGACTCATTAACCTTGCAAGAAGACCCATAAACTGCTCACCAATAGCAGCTTCTGCTTCTGCCTTAGGTATCAATGCTGACACACTATCAACCACTGCTATATCTATTTCACCGGTTTTTATCAAAGTTTCCAATGCGTCTAAATTATCATCACCCGCGAAAGCTTTTATAGTTATAAGCTTATCTAAATCAACACCCATATTTTCAAATAATTGTGGATCTGCACTATGCTCAGCGTCTACAAACACTGCTTGCATTCCTCTTTTTTGGGCTTGATGTATTACTGACATTGCTAATGTTGTATTATGACTTATTAAACCATTAGAAACAAAACTATGTGTGTTGGGCATTACCACATCAAATACAGGCTTTTCACCAACATCTATAACACTATCTACTTCATCACAAATATAATTTTGAAGTTTTTTTAAATGTTCTAAAATTAAATTGGCAGTATTGCCTGGAGACAATTTCGGGAAATATTCTAATATTTCATATATCTTTACTTGAGATAACTTTTGATTTCTATCTTTATCAATGTTATGATTAATAATTTTATTGCTAACTCTGTTACCTTCTATATCTTTACATAAAGAACGTAACAAATTATTTTGATATGGAAAATTCCATCTCATAGTAGAATTATTTATAGAATCATAATTTATATTTAATTTTTTAAATTTATCATTTTTATCCTGCAATATAAAACCTATATATTCCATAAAAAGAACCACATCTTCACAACCCAAATATAAATGATAATAATCTCTATCATATTTTTTATTGTATTTTGGATTAACAGTAGATTTAATACCAAAATTATTTAACAATAATAACTGTATTTGTCTCAATAATTCTCTAGAAGCACTACTCGCAGTTATAGAACCATCTTTCTCATAACAACCATCTAGACTAAAATATGCAGATAAAAATTTAGACACAATTTTATTAGAACTTTTTCTAACCTTTATTGGAACAATTTTACTTTCAGCATTTACATAATCTAAATCATAATTATCACATAAATATTTCCTTAACTGTTTTGAATCAATGTTACTATTTATAACACCAACCGCATCACTTAAACTTACTCTGCCTGATTGTTTAGTATAATATTTCACTTCCATATTAAATAATTTATTACATAAATCTGAGAAAAGTTTAACTATATCTTTATCTTTATTTGTAAAAGAAACTCTATTTTTATAATTAAAACTTCCTTCAGCAACTAACATCCCTAAAAAAATAGCTTCATCCTCGGTTATTTCATCATTAACCACAACATCTTTACCAAACTTATTTAATAATAAATAATCACCAATTGTAATATCTTCAGTTTTTTTCCATACTATAAAACCAGTATCTGAATCTATAACTCTATATTTATGGTTGTATGTAGACTCAACCTCGAAGCCTGCTTTTGTAGTTATTTTTTTTACAAGCTTTTTACCATTCCAAACAAAATGTGATGTGGCTTCCATATCACCAAATTCGTTTCTAAGATCACATTTATATTCTTTTTCTTTTTGTGCTATGCATGTTGGGTCATCGTATAAATCAAATAATTCTTTAATTGTCAATAGACCG